TTGCTGATTCAAATACTGCTTCATCTATACCACTTGCTTCATCTGCAATTAATATGACCTTTCCGGTTGAGTGTATTCCGGCTAATGCTTCAGGTTGTTCTTTTCTTGAAGTCCTAGCAGATATAAAAGCCTCACTTTTTCTTGATATTAATTCTATGCGATCTGATTTTATATCTATGAGATGTTGTAAAGACTCAGGCATTTCATTACACCATTTCTTTACTTCAGCAAAAAGAGCATCAAATAATTGGCTGCTTGTAGGAGCTGTGCAGATAATCTTGCAATCTAAATGTGTTAATAATGTGTGTATCATTATCCAAGAAGCAACAGAAGATTTACCAACACCATGAGCAGAACGAACAGATATTTTTCTTTCGCCCTTAACTATGGCGTTCATTAATTCGTTTTGCCATTCATCTGGTGTAATACCTAAGATCTTTTCACAAAACAATGTCGGATTATTTTTGTAAGTTTTTAAAAACTGAACAAAAGGATTATCTTGTGTCATTTTTATCCTCTAAACCAGCCCATAATACTAAAGAATTTCTAACTCCAAAATAAACAGGCAACGCTTTATGAATCATTAATGAAGGAAAAGCAATCATAGTTCCTGACTTTAATTTAGGTCTTGGAAAAGAATGATTTTTAAATTGCAATCCGCCACCAATATAATCTTTAGGATTAGTAAGTTCAATAGTTGCTGATATTACTCTATTAGGTGTTTCTGGTAATGGGTTAGAATCTATATGATAACTATAGTAATTTAAAAATTTATAATGAGTAAATTGAATTGGCTCAACATTATTTAATTTTTGATTATAAAAATCTTTACTAACATTAAATAACACATCTACAATTCTATTTAATATTTTATCTAAATCTTTGTTTTCGTCTTTACGAAACCATGAAACTTTATTTCTTCTTGTAAAATCTTTTTTAAATAAACCTTTAGGTTTAAAAGTTGTAGCTTTTTCTAAATTTTTCATACCTTCTTTAGTTATAAAATCTATTTCATTTTTATCTAAAATATCTTGAAGTATGTAATAATCAGGTCGCATTTACCACTTATCTCTCGGACAATAACTACCTTTTAATAAGGTTTTTCCTTTTAAAAAACATCTACAATGATTGCAAATATAACCATATTTCGTTTCAGATTTAGCTTCACATTCCATACAGATTTTTAATCTTTTTTTTTGAAGTTTCTTGTCAAACATTTTTTAATTCAATTTTGTTTTATCAATTTCATAAGACAAAACATTCTTTCCAAATTCATTAATGATACCAATACATGAAATAGCAGACTCTAGAAAAGATGCGCTGCCATGACATTCACTAGGCGATTTACAGCTACAAAACTTTGTTTCATATTCAAAACAAATAACCCTAGCGCAACTATCTATCATTAAATCAATATACTCATGTTCATCAATTTTAAAAACTTTTGGTTTTGATTCCTTAGACATAGTGTTTGTATTATACATTATTATTCCTTATTTATTTCTAAAAAAAGAGAATTATCTTTTTGTAATCTTTTTTTAGTAATATCTATATATTCTTCATTTAATTCTATTAATACTGCATTTCTATTTAATCTATCTGCTACTAGAGCTGTTGTTCCAGCTCCGCCAAAAGGATCTAAAACTGTTCCTGTTTCCGGACAACCAGCTAATATCATTGGCTCTATTAACTTAGGTGGAAAAGTAGCGAAGTGAGCATCTTTTAATGGAACAGTATTAATACTCCAAACAGATCTCTTATTTTTTTTTGCATTTCCTTTTATTTTTTTTAGATTTACTGAGTAAACACCTTGAACAGCTTTAACCTTTTCAGGAGAATTTGGCCCATTCGGATATTTAGATTTTTCTTTAATAGATTCATTATCAAAATAATATTTTTCATTTTTACTAAACAAAAAAATATATTCATGGGATTTTGTGCAGCGATCTTTTACACTTTCAGGCATAGGGCTAGGTTTGTGCCATATAATATCTTGTCTTAAATACCAACCTTTTTCCTGTAAAGCAAAAGCAACCCGCCAGGGGATTCCCATTAAATCTTTAGGTTTTATATTTAATTGTGGTTTTGCTCTTTTAACCCCATAATTAGTGTTACCTCTAATAGTTTGGTTTGTTGTTGTTCTTCTTTTCCCTGATGAATAAGTATCTCCAAGATTTAACCAAAGAGTTCCGTTAGATTTTAAAACCCTTCTTACTTCTTCAAATATATTAACTAAGTTTTCTATATATTCTTGGTATGTATCTTCTTGGCCTATTTGATCTGATTCTCCATAATCTCTTAAACCATAATAAGGTGGAGATGTTATGCAACAATCTATTGACTCATCATCAATTTGTTTTAATTTCTTAAAAGAATTACCTTGAATTATATTTATCGTCATTACTTTCTTCCACTAAAGCAACAGCTATTTCTTTGTTTAATCTTATAAGAAGATCTTGTGTCATAGCTATTTTTATACATTCCCTATTTCTATTACTTATAATTAAATATTCTTTGTTTATGCTGACACATTCATATTCTTCCATTGGGAAAAAATCATCTAATTTAGTTTTGTTCATCTTTAGGCGCACCAAACATACTAATAATTAATTTATCTGCTATCTCTTGTAGTTCTTCTTCAGATATATTTTTATTCTGTTCCTTAACAAGATCATCAAATTCTAAAGTTAAAATACCTTTTTCACCATTGACATCAACTATTTCAAATTCTTCATCTGCGACATCATCTGCATCAACTTTATAATTGTCTGGCTTTTTCTTGGAGTCGGACATCTTTTATTTTCCTTTCTGTTTTTTTTGAATCCTTAATAATATTTTCTAAAACTATTGGCGCTCTTAATCTGCCAAAGTGTCCGTCTGGACTTTCTAATTCTGTTATTGTCGCAACAAATTTTTCATAAACCATAAGCTGCTTTAATAATGATTCGGCTTGTAGCTCTAATCTTACCCGTCTTTTCCGTTCCTGGTTAATCTTAGAATTTAATATAAGTTTTGTTACCATTATAACTTCCCTTTTAAATATCCTTCTATAAATTCTTGGGTATCGTCATCATGTTGCACCACAAAACTATCTGTTTTTCTGGATCTAACGGGTTCGTAACTTTTCGACTTGCTCTTTCTTCTTATCTTAACCATAGGTTTTTTTATTTCTGTATCTACAAACACAACTTCATGTGTAGTAAACCTATGACCACAAGTAATACATTCCCTTCTTCTTCTTATAGTATCATCTGTCTTGCGGCTTTCAATAACCTTACTCTTTTTATTATGACATTCAGGACACAACATTAGAACGGCACATCATCATCAAAAGGTTCATAATATTTTTTATCTTTATCGTGGCCTGTTACTTTTACTTTTCTTCCTTCTATTTCTACACAATCAAATTTAGTTACTTTAGCTTTTTGAAATATTTTTTTACATTCATTAACATCATTTAAGGTTTCTAAAATATCAGCAACTTCAACGGTTGTATAAATAATGCCGCCACCGATAGCATCAAAGACTTTATCTTTTTCAGCGTCATTTTTTACAATTACAAACTCTTTTCCATTTTGAGATGTTGCTGTCAAATATTCTCCTGTTGGTGGTTTATGTCCGGCTAAACGGACAGACTTATCTATTGCTAACCAACCTTTCTTCATGTTGTTACACACTTTAACCATAATTTCAGGACTTACATCTTCATCTATAGCTTTGTTTAGTTTTGCTTTAGCGTTGTTAAACTTCTTTAATATTTCTTCATCTGCTAATTGCTCAAGAACACCAGATCCCCACACCCTTTCCATTTCTACAGCTATTTCATCAAGCTCAGAAATAAAATGTTGTTTTACTTTTTTATCCTTAATTTCTTTTCTCATTTAAACACCACACATTCCCTCACATTCATCAAGAAATGTGTATTGGCCCTTATCTTCAATATTATCTAAATCAACTTCATCAAGAGGAACACATGATCTGTGAACAAACTGTTCGTTTTTAAATTTACTATCTCTATCTCTTAATTTTTTATCAAATTTAACCGCATCTTGCCAACTTTCAGGATCATGTTTTTTCATCTCTCTCCAAGTTTTATCATCATGGAACGGACAAAATGTGCATGAAGATTTAGTCAATGATCTATTAGGGTATCGTTCTTCAAACCATTTAATTAATTGATGTCTTTTTAATTCAAGCTCTAACAATGGAAATCTATTATAATTCCATTTCTCTCTTGCTTCTTTTGCCCTGACTATTTCATCAAGCGATATACCTATCCAAGTTTCAACAATAGTATCTTTTGGAACTCTTTTATGTTTTTTAACTCCTAAAAGTTGTCTAGTTTTTTGTAATATAGGTTGTATTTTATAATCATTAGTGCATTGACGCTTACCCATGCCGCTATTTTTTAAAAAAAATGGTATAGTCGCAAATTTGTGATTTCCGTTTTTAGATACAAAACCATTAATTGTATCATCTCTTAAATTACCTTTTGATACTATATAAACAGGAAAATCTAATTGTTTAGTTAGCCATTCTAAATGTTCATAAACATTTTTAGGTTCTGCTCCTGTATCAGAAAATATTGCACAATCTGGTTTATCTTTTATTTCTCCTGTCATAGTCATTAAAGCCATAACGGTAGATTGAACACCAGCTCCTAAACTTAAAATCCTTAATGTTGGGTTTTTTACATTTTCACTTATTTTCATACTAACCAAACCTTATCGTTCCATATACCTATGATTTCTTTGTTTTGTAATGCTAATAAAGATCTTTTTAATGCTTGGTTTTTATGGCTTGTTGTCTTTTCTGTTAATTGAGCCATAGCATAAAATTCTAATACAGATATATTTACATAAGTCTGTTCGCCACAATCAGCATTAATCCATTCTGTTTTAGCTACATCAGAATCAAGGGCTTTGACCACAATATCATAAATTAGCTTTTGATTCGCACCTAATTTTGGTTTGCTTGATGTTATTGTGTTTTCGACATCATTAACTTTTTCAAGTGTAACAGAAGTATCATTAATTAAAGATTTCATTTCTACTTTAAGAGCTATCTCCTCAATACTTTCAGCGTCTTTCTGTTTTTCTACTCCAAGATAAACATGAGGTTTTACATATCGACAATTAATAGAAGTATCAACACCGCCTAACAAAGCGCTAGATCCTCTTAAACCAGATGATTCGTTTTTGCCGCTATGGTGTATAGCTAACAATGTGCATTGAATTTCTTGTCTAATATAATCACAAGCGCTAATAAAAGAACCCATATCACTAGCGCTGTTTTCATCTGATCCAGCATTAGATAAAGCTCTAGCAACAGTATCAACAACAATTAACTCAAAATTATCACCGATAGTTCTAATTGTTTTAATTAGCTTATCTAACTCCTCTTGATTTAAAAAGTTTATAGTTTGAGCTAGAACATGAAAGTCTGGAGTTTGTTCAGGTTTATTCTTCATTAACCATGCCTTAATACGCTTTTTAAGACCGCCTACGCCCTCACTTGCAATATATAAACATTTACCCCTACCACTATCAAAACCTTGCCAATCCATGCCTGAACTGATTGACAGACATAAATCAATAGCAACAAAAGATTTATAACTAGCTGGTTGGCCATACAGCACAACCATTCCCTGTTCCGGCATAAGATTTTCTACTAAAAAGTTTTGATTACCTAGAGATAAAATATCATCAATAGCCATTGTTTGAAAAACATTGGCTGGTGATTTCTCATAATTAACAGCAGACAATATTAGTTCTTCCATATCACCACCACTATCCAGGTAATCACTAATATCTCCTTTGTCTTTAACTTTATCAGCTAATGACAATAGATGTATTGAGCTTGTAAAAGGTAATAATGATTGTGCTATTTTATCTATATGTTCATATCCAGCAGTATCATTATCAGGTATTAACATAACCCTTCTATCTTTAAACCATTTGTTAAGTTCTTGTTTCCAATTCTTACTGCCGCCACTATTAGTCGTAGCAAGAAAACCTAATCCCATTAACCTATCTGCGTCTTTTTCTCCTTCAACAATAAAGATTGTTTTGTCATTATCTTTTAGGATCTCCGGTAAATTATAAGGTAAAGGATCTATACCATTTAACCCCCAAATAGTTTTGCCG